AGTTGTTGCTTCTAGATATTTCATTCTAACCGAATCATCAGTCTTGGATACCAATGAAATACTGTTTGTATTTAACTTGATTTCTTCCTTGGGATCTGCGGTAAACAAGCTAGGCACAAGTCCCATACCTTGTGGTCCAGGGGCAATGCTTACTGGTTCTTCTAAAACAATCCAGTCCCCGCCAGATTGCTTGACTTTGGCAACCATTTCTTCGCCCGAGTTCATTTTGAACGTGTATACCTGGTTGGGTTCTAGTGCTAGTTGTGATGACATCATGTGCTTTCTGTTAATTTTTCTTTGAGTTCTGTGAACCCACCAATCAATTCTCCGTCTAGGATAATTTGTGGTACCGTTCGTGCTGAAGGGATTGCTTCTAGCAATTCTTCTCGGGTATATCCATCTCCAATTTTCTTCTCTTCAAATGGGATACCCTTTTGTTTTAACAGTGCCTTTGCTTGATCGCAATAGGGACAGTGATATTTGCTCCATACAATAGCTTGCATTTTATTTTCCTAATAGTTTCATCATGGTGCGTACATGCACACGATCTTTTTCTTTTTCATCTTCTGGCAGTTGATCGTATGGCACATGTTGTGCCGCATTATAGTCAGCCTTGGGATTGCGTTTCATCCATTCAATGTGAATGTACTCTGCGGCTTTTTCCATGTCAGTAGGGAATTTGGCTACAGCGTCGGAGGCAGCTTTACCTGCAGCCAGATTTTCTCTTTGCCAGTCTGGGTGAATCTTATCAAATGGCTGATTGATATCGCCTTCAGATCCGTCGCTGTTCTTTTTGATTCTGGGCTTTGTTCCTGTAGGATCAAAGTTACGACGCCATTCTTCGTGTGCTGAACTGGCAAATTGTGTGATAGGATCTTCGTTGATTTGCATCATCTCGTTAATTTTGTCTAAATGTTTTCTAATATCTTGTTGCATCATAGGTCTGGTAACTCCTCATAGTCAATGCTGTCGCTCATTATGCCGATAACATAATTAGTCGATTCGTTCTCCTGCAGTGCAGTTTGTTTCTTGCTGGTGTCAACGTGCTTGTTGAACCAGGGAATCGGTGTTGATTTAGGTGCGGGTTCCATATACTTGATACCAATTTCGTTCAGTGCGTTCTTGGCAGTGAAGTCCACAAAGTCTCTCAAGATGTTGGCGTTGAGTCCAATCACAGGACCAAACTTGAACAAGTAGTCAGCCCACTCTTTTTCTTCACGAATCACATCTAGGTACAGTTGGTATACTTCACGTTCGCATTCTGCTTTGACGGCAGCAAAGCGTGGATCCTCTTTCACAACTTGATTGATCAAGAACGCAGTCCACTCTTTGTGTAGCAGTTCGTCTTGCAAGATTAGTTGAATGATATTGCCATTGCCAATAAAGATCTTGTTTTCTACCATGGCCAGGCTTGTGGCAAAGCTAACCATAAAGCGGAATGCTTCTAATGCATAACTGGCATGCAGTGCCATGTAAATTGCTTTGATGTGCGATTTTTCTGACTCTAACTCAAAGCCCAGTTCTTTCTTACAATTCATTCCGTGTAACTCATCATAGTACTTGCCCACGCTTGACGCCATGCTAACAATTTCCTGTGTGTCATGGATAGTGTTAAACACATCCTTAGGCACATTATAGATATTGCGAATGATGTGACTGTATGAACGACTGTGAATGTTGGTTTCAAAGAATCCCCAGTTGTACATCAAACTTTCTAGTTCAGGAATTGAGCATACAGGAGTGAACACCTGGGTAGGCCCACGTCCTTGTAAACTATCTAACGCTGTTTGTCGAAGCAGGTTTGATGTAAAGATATGCTTCACAGTGCCTGACGCATCTTTGAAGTCTTGGGAGTCTTTGGTTAGAGAGATCTCTTCTGGTACCCAAAAGAATCCACGTGCCTCTTGCTCATACTTGGCAATCTTGTTGTACTTGACTTCCTCAAAACGTTGAATGGTTACAGGACCTGCAGGGTCCAAGAACATTTTGCGATTTAGATAATCTGTTTTGGTGTTTAAATTGTATTGTGCTTTGCTCATTGAAATGGTGCCCTTGGAATAATAATAATGTTTGGAACTTTGTGACTCTTATGTTCATGTGGCTTGTTTGGTGTGCCATGAGGTTTGTTGTGTGCTTTCAGATCGGCTGACCCCAATGCTTGATCATAGTTGACTGCGCCTCTAAAACAACCAACAGCATATGGGAATTCATTGTTCAAGTGATAGTGATAGATGTTCTGCATCTTGCCGTCCCACATTACTGGATGAGTGTGTCCGTGGCATTCATCCAGTTGTTCATTGGTAACCATTTTGCCATCGTCACCTCTAGGGCCATAGATACCAAATCCATCTAGTGCATAACCAAACAATGGTGAATGCCCTTCTGTTCCTTGATTGGGGAAACACTTCCACGAATACCCGTGCAAGTGATATTGTTGAGCATAAGGATGACCCCAGCATTGGTCAACTGGTAAGATTGAAGCTGGTGGATACCATGCTACATTACTGGCGTTTGCAATCTCAGCATGCCATACTGTACCCGTAAGTGTAACACCAATTGGCAATGCGGCAATGGGATTTGGCTTGGCACTGACTTTGGGATATTTAGGTAGTTGAATATTTAACTCATAAGGACTGATGCCAATTGCCGCGGCACTTGAATAGTCCGATCCAGGAATGCCTGTTCTAAAATCGTGACCGCCTGGTGCAACACTATAATACTTGTATGCATCAGTTCCTTGTTGTACCGGAAAGTCCCCCATTGGGGTATTTGGCAATCCGTTGCCTACAAAATAACGATACCGGGCATCTTCAGTTATGGCAAACACACTGCCTTCTTTGGCATAGTCTTTGGCATACTTGGTACCACTCACAAATGGCATCTTTGAGATAACCACTGTGTTAGTTGACGTATCCATCCAGGGCTGGGTGCTTATTTTAAATCTTGTGTTTGCAGGAACCACAGCAAGAAAATCTGCAGCCATGTATAGTCCATTCCGTTGAGCCTGGTACGGGCTTATGGTACCGGCGCTCAACAATGTTGTTGGTGCTTCTTGTGCCGCAACCACATGACTACACAGAGCCAATAGTAATGCTAATAAGATTTTTTTCATTTTGTTTCCGTTATAATTTACATGCTTCGCAGTCTTCCTCGAGATCAAAGTCAACATCCTCTAATGGTGCTGTCTTGTCAGCTTTTTGTTTTGATCCTGCTTTGTTGATTAGACTGTAGTAGAATGTTTTCAATCCCCAGTAGTGCGCCTGCATCAAGTTCTTGGCAATCAGCGTTGTGGGAACCTTACGGTCAGCAAAGTGTGCAGGATTGTAGAATGTGTTTGTGCTGATAGACTGATCAATATAGGCTGCCAGCACTGCCGCAGTCTTCAAATAACCAGCACAATCCTTTTGTGCCCACATCTGTTGATATTTGTTTTTCAACTTATGGTACTCGGGCACAACTTGTGTGAGTGATCCTGCTTTGGATTCTTTTACACTGATCAGGCTCATGGGCATTTCAATACCGTTGGTTGAGTTGATCACAACTGAACTTGATTCTACAGGAGCAATGGCCATTTGTGTGGCATTGCGCACACCATAACTGCGCATCTCTGCACGTAGGCCTTCCCAGTTTAGTTCTGGAGTAAAGTCTGCAAGTTCGTTGACACCTTTGGCACGTAGTTCCCAAGGGAAGACACCTTTGCCATAACGTGTTTTGTCTGAGTCTTTACAACGTCCACGTTCCTTGGCCAGTTCAACCGAGGCTTCTGTTAGGTAGTAGGCTTGATGTTCCATCCACGTCTTGACTTCAGCCAAGGAGTCTCGCTCTCCGTACCGGAAACTTCGTTTGGCGTGCCAGTAGGCGAGGTTTGTGACTCCAATTCCCAACGGTCTGATTTCATCATTGGATAATTTAGACTGGATGGAAAGAAAGTCTTGATAGTCAAGAATATTGTTGAGGCTACGATGCAGTATACGGCAAGCACGGCGCATGTCTTCTGGGTTACGGAACGCACCCCAATTGATTGAGCCCAGGGTGCAAAGTGCGATACGAC